CCGAGCACCGGGGGGTTGCCGATGTTCATGTTCGAGCCACCCGCAGGAGTATAAGGCGACGGAGTTGCCTGTGCGTTCATTTCTGGTCCCTACCTTGTGACTACGCTTATAGCGCCAATTTGCCCAAAACCAAACACCGGAAGTGGTGCAACACGGGTGACCGGAGGGAACTGCGCTGAGACATGGGTGACATCCACGATAACCGAAGGTGTAGCCGGGATAGCTGGGGTAACGCCGGGGCTGGCAGTGACTGCCGCAAAAGCCTCAATCGACACTGCCGTGTTGGACACGCGCCACATAATCTCGACGTAGTCGTTGTCGGCGGGAATATCGACCATGATGGGCGTCACGGCAATGAGGTGCGACGGATCGCCTGCGGACTTACGTGCCGGGATACCAAAGCGGCTGTTTGAGTTGGCGATGTCAGTGCCGTTGTAGCGCAGCCAGATGTCGATGTCGTGGGAGCTATTGCCAGTATTTTTAAACTGGATGCTGTAGGCGACGTTATAGATACCCTTCTGGGCGAAGGTGATGCGCGAGTTGCTGACAACCGAGATGCCGTCAGGGAACTCATCGCCATTCAGGGTAATGGCGTAGGCATTAGCTACGCTGGCAGCCGTCTGGGCTTGGTTACTCGTAAGCTGGTTGTAGGGCGTGCTGATGTACCGCCCGTCACCGTAGAGAAAGTCGGCGTAGAGCCGGTTAGTCATGATCTGGTCAGAGATTTGACCGCCATTGCGGTGCCCATCCGAGATCAAGGCAGTTGTGCGGATGCCGTTCGAGGACTGGTAACCGATAGAAGCTGCGTTCGCGGTAAGCAGGTCGGTAGCGACTACGCTCGCAGTTACGTTAGTCCCGCTGAAGGTACCCCCAACGAACTCGTCAGCAGTATACTTCTGCGCGTGGTTAGGCGTGTTGCTGTCAAGCTGGTTGAAATAGACTTCGAGCACCCGGATAACCTGCCGGATGTACTGAGGATCGTACTGAGCCGGAGGGTTGGGTAGCGGAGAGGCTTTGAACTTGTCGAGAGCCATTAGCGGCGTCCATCCGGACGTGCGTCAAGACGCGGTGCACCAAGCTGCCACTGGACCCCAATGTTCTCCGACATGATCTTGAACGCCATCTGACGGGCACGGGCACGCATGAAGACCTGATCGGTATAGGTGCCGACAGTGCTCTGGATGACGCGCTGCGTGTCTGCAGCGTCCGACGAGAACGCACTTCCGGGGAAGTTGCGGGGGCGAACGGTAAGCGTGACCTCGGGAGTATTCACCTGCGAGCCGCTAAAGCTGACGTCGGGCAGGATACGCCGGATGAGCATGAAGTTGTCGCCGTCCTCGATATCGAAGTCGCTCGACTGGATGTAGCTCTCCATAGGCAATGTGTCGTCGTTCACGCCAAACTCATGCGCATAAAGGACGCCGCCCAGCGGGCTGGTAGCTCCGTTCACTCCGGGCGTGTTGGTAGCCTGTGGGTAGTTGCGCAGTGCGGTGTCGAGCCATGCGGTGCGCTCGATATTGCCGTAATACCAGATACGCTCAAGGTGATTGTAGATCACATATGCGTTGTTGTAGTCGCTTTCCGCAGTTGGGTAGAACCACCAGATTTCGTTCCACTGTTCGTTGGTGCCGCAGACAATCTGGTCCACTTGGTTCATGTTGATGTTGTTGAACACGTGGTTACGCAGGGTGCAGGGCAGCGTCTCAACACGGCCTGTGTAGGCGTAGAACTTGTCCTGACCCATCCAGTAGGTGATGTTGGCAGCCGACGCCATGGCACGCGGCGACATGACCGAGATGCTATCTGCGTATTCCTGAAGCCCGAAGACGTCGGTCGTGCCGAGGAACTGAAGCGTGTAGAGGTTGGTGTCAGTCCAGATCAGGATTTCCTGACGAGTCGGCAACGCGCGCACGATGCGCGAACCGCGCGAAACCCGGAGGTCGCCAGCCGTATTGGTCTGCGTCGGAGTCCAGTCACCCGGCGTGTCTTGGTCGGCCCAGCGGATGAGCATCGGGTCAAAGTCTGCGATGCTGGTCGAGCCAAAGGGTACCGCGCCGACGGCAATGAGGTGGCGATCCTGCTGCGAGACAAGCAGCTGCATGACCTGCACGGGCACCGCATTCGGGTCATAGCCCTCTTCAGACGCATACTGCGTGAGGAGGATAGCCGGAGTGCTCAACGCTGAACCGGGGTCTTCGAGGGTACCGCGCCGCCACCAGTAGCCGGGCCCGTTGCGGATGTTCATGACAAGGTCGTTATCGAAGTTGTCAAACCACCAGTCACGTTGCGGGAGGAAGACCGGAGAGACGTCACCAGTGCCCCAAGCACCGCGACTCCACGTGCCGACGTTCCATCCGTAACCGCCTACGGTAATAGGGTTACCGGGTGAAATCTGGAACGACAGATCAATCGCAGTGCCGCCCGCAGCAGAAACGGACGAGGTTGCAGCTGTGGTAACGGTGTAGGTGAAGGTGTTGGCATCTACGACTGTGATCTCGTAGTTACCGTTGATCTCCGTGATCGGGATGCCGCCAATCTTCTGAGGGCTACCCGTGCCGACTACGCCGGAGATGGTAACAAAATCACCCGTGTTAGCGTCGTGGGTAACAGCACCGAGGTCTACAGTAATTGTGGTGGTGCCGTTCGAGGTGTTGATGCAGTTGTCCGTGTCCGGCGTGGAGAGCACCGGATCGGTAGTGCGCAGCGGCGTGATGTCGTAGAGGTTACCGGCGATCTCGATGTAGACCTTGGCATTGGTCCCCATAGCGAGCATGTCGTCTTGATACGTCGTGATCCAGTTCCACATCTGGCGACAGTAGCCGTAGAAGTTATCCGGCGCGGTCTGGACCCAACCACCGATCTTCTCGGGGTAGCCTGAACGGAACCTGATCTTGTCGCACTCGTACCAGCCGCCCTCGTTCGAGTAGTCGGTCTGGTCGCGGTTAACACCGGGCTTAAACTGGAGCTTAATGAACGCCATCAGGGCCTCATCGACTGCAAGAAGATTAGGTACTGCTCCACCTTTTCGAGCGTAGCGGGTTCGTCGCAAGCGCCGTCCTCGGCAAAGACCGCAGGCACCTCAAAATAGATACCGCTCTCAGCAGTACCCTTGGCGAAGTTCTCTTCGGCATTGGCCGGGTAGTGGATCGTCAGGACCATGTGACTGCCTTCGTTGCGCCTACAGTTGTACCGTATGGGTTGGTGCTGGTTGTGGACCAAGCCCAAACTGTGTTGGTACCGTTGTAGGAATAGCTGGCATCCGCACGATTATAGGCGTTTCCGTCGATGGTAACGGTAGTCCAGCCAGCATTTGGGGCGTACCCTACGACACCAAAAACCAGAGCGTAGGTAACAGAGTACGGGCTAGTGAAGGTGACTACGCGGTAATCAAAGTCATCAACCACAAACCCGCTATCGGCCCATGTAGCTGGTGAGATAGACCCCGGATTAGCCCCAATACCAACGACGCCCCAAAAATCGACAGTCGAGCCGGTGCCGGTCAGGAAGTAGTTCCCAACGGTAACCGTAGCTGACCCCAAGAAGTTAGGGTATCCGCCCGTCTGTGCGCAGAGGACGCCGCTCATTAGCTGACACCCGTACCTGAGATCACCCAAGTGGTGGAGCCAACCTTCATCACTGTAGCTACGCCGTACGCGCCAAGTGCTCGGGTGCCAGTGTTGGTCGTGCCTGCCTGACGGAGCGTGTCCGAAGTGATACTGACGTTCTGGGGACTGGAGCTGTTGTTGTACAGCACAACCGCTGCCCCGACAGGGAAAGCCACCGAGGCGTTGGCCGGGATGACAAACCCACCAGTCGTGTTGCTAACCTGCTTGCCCTGATCCGTAAGAGCCAGCGTATACGCACCAGTCTGAGAGTTCTGCGGGATACCCTTGTATCCGCTTTCGTAAAGCGTAGTCCTGTCAAAACCTCCAAACGGAACAGTCAGACGCCAGTACGACGGCGTGTTGCCATCCGAGATCAGCATCAAACTCGTGTACGGAGCCATCGTCGTGGGGCCGTCTGTGCCGGTCGAGCCGGTGTAGGACAGCGAGATGTCGCCAGTGCTAATATTCGTGATGGTGACGGTTTTACCAATAGGCGCACTAGTCGGAAGCGTAATGGTAATGCCCGCTGTAGCAGCGAGAATATTGGAGCCTAGATTGTCTGAGGTAAGCGCCGTGCTGGTGCTGATGACCTGCTGGCCGATGGACTGGAAGCCCACTGCGACGTTGTTGCCATCAACTGTAATGTTGCCAGAGGCCGCGACGTTGGTCGCGGTTATGTCAATACCAGCAATGTTGGTCGCTGTTACGTTGGTTGCAACCACGTTGTACGAGGTCAGCGCGGTCAGGTGAGTGACTACGTCTACGACGTTAGTGCCATCCGAGTAGACCCACATAGTCGCACCGGTAGGCACCGTGACACCAGTGCCTGCAGCAGTCTTGACTACGATGTTGTCAGCGCATTCGTTCTTGACGATGTACGGCTTCTCAATGCTGGGCACCACAAGATTGCGGGTCGAGCCGCCAGTCGTACCAGTGCAGCGCAAACGCATGTTGCGCGCAGTCTGCGAAGCATTAGTGTCCGTGAGCGTCAGCGTGACATTCCCGCTGGAGAAGGTGACATCAGCCGAACCGACGATAGCCTCCTCAAGCGCACCCCCAAGGTTCTGGTTGGTGACGTCACCCCATGTGGTGTTATTCTCACCCGTAGCCATCAGCTGGATTTTGAGCGGGCTGTAAGTGCTAGGCATCTCTTTTCCTTACGTCGGTATCTGAACCCAAGTCACGGTATTCCCGTCATTAACCAGAGTCCAGTTGTTAGTCTGAGAGTCATCTACAGGCACCCAGTTGGGCGTCTGATTGTCGTTGATGATCCCCCACACCAACGGTGTCGTGATCCTGCCAACGGCTTGTACACCAGTGAGAACTACAATGGAACCACCTACTACGGTAGCGGTACCTACCGAGCCAGTCGCCGTAAGACCGGTAACCCGGATGCGGTTGCCACTACGCTGAGTAACAGTGCCAAGCTGGGCTTCTGCCTCAACTCCCGTGAGGGTCGTATTGGCTTTTGCAACAACAGTGGCGGAACCTACGCCCCCCGTGCCTTCGACGCCGTCTTCGATGACGACGGCTCCGCCATCGGCAATAACATCTCCAACTGCGCCAGTAGCCACTAGGCCAGTGACAGAGGTAGATGTGCTTATGCTGGCTACAGCCGTACCGACTGAAGCAGTGGCGCTAACCCCCGTGAGGGTCACGCTTCCCTTGGCCTGAGTGGTTACGTTACCAACAAAACCTGTACCCACCACATCATTAGGGTCAACGGAAATGCTGCCGCCAGCCGAGACCCCCACGCCGTCGTTAATTGCCTGCGCACTTACCCCGGTAAGGGTAACGCTACCGTTGGACTGCACGGCCACACTGCCAACAGAGGCAGTTGCGGAAAGGCCCGTGACTGAGACGCTCTGGTTAACTGCAGTGGTCGCAGTGCCGACTAGGCCGGTTGCGCTAGTCCCGGTTAGGGTAGCACTCGCATTTGCTTGTACCGCTACGGTGCCAATAGCACCTGTAGCTTCTACACCGGTAAGGGCTACCTCGACAGAAGTAGACCCGAGGGCAGCAAACGGGGCTTGGGCGAAGGGAGTGAAACCAAACATCAGTAAGCCTCCCTCCCTTCGGTTGGGTTTACACTAGCAGATCGTTAGCCGCCAATGAACTGCGCAACTGCAGTAGCAACTGCAGCGATGGTGCCGAGGGCAGCAACGGCCTTAGCCTTCTTGCCAAGCTTAGGCTTGTCCCCGTCCATGGGGAGAATTTTGTTGGTTGCCTGCTTGAGCAGGGCGTCCTTGCCAATACGGCCAATCGTCTTCTTCAGGTCCATAGGTCCCTCCTTAGAGCCAAGAAGCGTACTTCTTGGTCTTCATCTTGCGGTCGTCGAGGCCATGAGTGCCCCCGTTGATCCGCTTGGTGAGCTGCAGGATTGCAGCGTCGTTGATGCCCTGATCGCAAATACCCCAGAGTTTGTTCTTGTCGAAGAACCACAGGGCGCTCTCAAAGCAGAGTTCACCAGCCACTAGGTCTGGGTTCGTCATCACGTCGGGGCGATTGATGTAATCGGCAAAGGATTTGAAATTCAATTTGCCAGTCAATTGCAAGGCCCCTCGGCCTCTGTACAGCCACCCTTCGCCGGACGCTTCGTCGCCGTTACCCATGCGATTTGCATAGACACGGTTGGCGATCTTCTGAGGCTGACGCTCGTAGGCTTTCGCCATAGCGTCGGTCGGGAAATACTTGCCAAAGATGCCGCGCAGGCCCTTCGCGCCGTAGTTCAGGTTCTCCGAGAACGCCTTGAAGTTGCCACTCTCATGCGCAGTTTGAGCAAAGAAATGCGCAGCGCGATTAGGCGAAAGCTTATAGTAAGCCGCAGCTGCCTTAAGCGTGCCCGGACCAAACGCACCATCGGGGGTGACTCCAATCTTCTTCTGAAGTTCAATCAAGCTCATTTGCCTGCACTCCGCCAATCAGGGAAATCGTTTTCGTCAACAACGCCGTCGCCATTGGCGTCGTAGCGCAGGTCGTTGCGGTACTTTTCCCACGGGGCCATGTCGTCATCGTCGTCTTCGTTGTCGCCATCAGGTATGATGACCCCCGCAGGAAGCGTGCGGTCAATAGGCTCGTCTACAACCGGCGCGGGCGGAGGAGTTACCGGCGCAGGAGCAACAGGCTCAGGCTGCGGCTCAGGATCGTTGCGATCCTCCGGAGGAGGCGGGACCAGCTCGCCCTTCATACCCATCAGCGTGGCGTAGGAGCCAGCGACAGCGCCGACGACCGAGGTCATGACGTAGCTGAGCAGACCGAACACGTCCTTGTTGTCGATGATGTCGTTCGACACAAACAGGCCCACGATCATAGCGCAGGTGATTGCCACGATGACAAAAGCCATAACGCAGGCAGCGAGCCAAAGCGCCTTAATGCGCGCAACGAGAAGTTTGTCTTCCATTTCCATCATCAGTCCTTCCCGTTCAGCGGGTTGTCGAGGACGCGCTTGATCTTGACGTCCATCTGGGTCTCCAAATCCTTGATCCGGCGTTGCTGGTCTAGGTCCTGCTGGCGTAGCTGGTCAAGCATAGCACGTTGCGTCTGAATAGTCATCGCATCACTTGCGCGCACGCTACCCGATACCGCATCGACCGTCTGACGGGTGCTGGTCACGCTGCTGGAGATGCTGCCAGTCAAGTAATTCAGGGCTTCAGAGTTGCCCTTGGTCAGCCGCTCAACGCTGGTGACGCGCTCATCCAGCACAGAGATGCGCTCGTTGATACCCGAAAGGTCTGGTGGCACATAGGCAGCCGTCACCTCCTTCATGGTGAGGAACTGCTGATAAACCTGAAAGCCGCCCCAGAGTGCGCCTACGACTGTAGATACAGCAGCAAAGATGATGGCAATTTTGCCGCTAGTAAGGCCGCCAAGGCTGAAGCTAAAACCGCTCTCGTCAAAAGCCACCTTAGGCTCATCATCTGTACTGCTCATCAATCATCTCCTGCAGCTTGTCTGTGTTGGTGCGTGTCAGCCGGTACATCTCGAAGTTCGCGTCCCTGAGGCGACGGTTCTTGTAAATGTCACGCGGTGCGTAAAAGTCGGGCCGGTCCTGTAAAGCTACCTGCGTATATGCAGCGAAGCCCGGTACAGCTGCCATAGCTTCCATCGTCTCGGTTTGCCCTACGCCCATCGAGTTAGCGGTCTGCTCGGTCTGGGTAGTCGCCATCGGTGCGGGGGCAGAAGCCATGTTCAGAGCTTCGAGTGTGTTTGCCACCGACGAAGGACTGGTTGAGGATGGGACTGTTTCGAAGGCCCCGATGAATGCAACCGACGCACTGCTACTGGTCTGAACGGAGCCAAACTGCACGGCGCTGGCAGGGTTAATACCGGGAAGTTCGCCGGTTGGTACAGGGGCAGCAAGGGCCATGACTTGATCCGGGGTGAGCCGTTCGGCTGCCACAGCCTCTGCGACCTGCTCGGTGATGCTGACGGTTTCGGCCACTGCCTCTTCAACTGGTGCTACGATAACTTCCTGCTCTGGCTCTGGCAGGCTGGCGACAAGGGTTTCGGCAGCGTCGGCTGCGGCATCTGCCGTAGCAGCATCAATAACTGTGAGGACGGGAGCCGACACGACGAAGTCAATCGGAGCTATGCTCTCTGGCGGACAGCTAGGGTCCATCGGTGTCACGTTGCAGTCAACGGTCACCTGCGGCGTGCTCCACGTCAGAATGCCCGACTGGTTGCGGATGAACTGCGTGTCCTTGCCGTAGAAAAGCAAAATGTTGTCGCCAGCTTCAGGGCCGGTGATCCCAGCGGTCCCCAAGTGGTACGTGAGCGACGGCATCGCACCGTAGTTGAACTGGATCGAGTTGTCGTCCTTGAGACCGATCTCGAACGTGTAGCGGTTCTGCGTGCCGTACTCGGTCGTGTCGTACCAACCGAACAGGATCGAGCCGGGCTTACGCGCATAGAAAGGGTTGCCGCTGAAGTTAACGAGATCGGTCCAGAAACCGTAAATCGTATTGCGTGGGGCGTTCTCTATCGGCGTGCCATTGCAGCACAGGTTGGCAGCGGACTGGAACGAGACGAACCCGTTTGATGACACCCACGCGCTAGTGAAGGTCTGGCCCCAGTAGGTAAACTCGAACCCAAGATCGACCTTGGCTGTGTTGTCGTCGCCCAAGCTGAGCGGCGTCATCGTCGTGGGGCTACCCGCGATCTGCGGGGCAACCAGTACCGGCTCGTATGTCTGTGCGACTGCAGAGGTCGCTAGAAGGAAGTTAACGACTACGCTTCGTGTCAGGGCGCGCATCGGCGTTCTCTTCCCACGCAGCGGTGGCCTCGGCACCAATCTTACCCATGTAGGGACACGGGGTACCAGCCATCTCCATAGACCGGAAGACCCGGTCATCTTGGCATAGCAGACTGACTGCGGCCACGCGCATACCCATGTCGTAGAGGGTCTTGCTGAGCTTGATGCGCTCGCAGTTCTGGTCACGCACCGCTTTACCGCCTGAGATGCCGACAATCTGCGTCTGGACTGCACCCGACATACCTGTGGTGCAGAGGTCTTGGCTGTAGCTCATCATGCTCGGCGCAATGGCCGAAGGCGGAGGCGACTTCAGGTTCTGGTCGATCACCTGCCGGGAGACGTTCTCGCTATAGCTGGTGGACTTGCTGTCGCTCAGATTGACGTTGTTGTTCTGGTTGACGTTCGTGTTGTTCGTCGTCGCAGTTGAGGTGCTGTTGATCGTCGAGGTGGACACATCGGTGTTGATGTTCCG